CGATCAATCCGACCACCTTCTACTTCAGCGGGAAGGTCATGAAAAACACCGTCTCGCCGGGCAGTGCCGACAACGTCGTGCGCCGCAACGTCTCCATCGCCATCAACTCCGACGTCCTCGAGCTGCTGCCGGCCGCGTCGGCCTGATACCGCGGGGCTGATGCCCCGCCCGATCCAAGGAATCCATCATGAGCAAAACCCTTCACGGCACCACCACGGTAACGGTGGGCGACGACGAATTCACGCTGGTACCTACCCTCGCTGCGGTTCGCAGTATCGAGGCCCGCTTCGGTGGACTGCGAGGGGCTGCCCAGGCGGTCATCAATCAGAGCATCGACGGCACGGCTCATATCATCGCCAGCGGGGCGGGGCTCTCCGGCAAGGCCGCCGAAGCGTTGCCCGAGCAAGTGTTTCAGGCCGGCATCGTCAAGGTCACCGACCAGGTCATCAGCTATGTGAATGCCCTCTATAACCCGCGCGGCGAGGACGCCCCGGGAAACGCTCAGGCGGGGACGGAGTAAGCGCCGTCGAAAACGGCAGCTACGTCGATCGGTTATATGCCGCGGCGACTGGCTATCTCGGCTGGTCGCCCGACGTGGCCTGGCACACGCCGCTCCCCGAACTTTTCCTGGCCCTGGATGCCCGCATCGAATGGGTCCGGATGACCTCGCCCTTTGGCTCCAGGCCAGAGCCTGAAAAAACCAAGCCCGCCAATGTCGCCGATAAGCTGCGGCAGGCCCTGACCGGGCGCACGCACGAATAACCCGGAGTTTATATGGCCGAGCAAGACGTCCAGGGCCTGCTCATTCGCATCGAGGCCACCGCGGCGCAGATGCTCCGTGAGCTGGATATGGCCGATAAGGCCGTGGCTTCGACCAGCCAGAAGATCGATAAGCAGCTGAGTCGCGTGGACAAGGCCTTCGATAGCCTGAATGCCACCATCGCTGGCTCAACCACCCGGGCGATGGATAGCCTGAATGCCAGCGTTGCCAGTGCCTACGCCCATCTGGAAAAGCTCAGCGGCGGCCTCACCGGTACTGCTGCCGAGTCGAAGCAGCTCTCCAGCCTCATGGCCGGCGCCTCGCAATCGGCGGCGAAGATCGTTCCTCACCTGGATGCGAACGCGGCGGCCATGGAGAAGGGCGGCATCAGTGCGGCGCAATACAGCCAGGCCATGCGCATGCTGCCCATGCAGCTGACCGACGTGGTCACCAGTCTGGCCAGCGGGATGCCGGTCTGGCAGGTCACCATCCAACAGGGCGGGCAGATCCGGGACGCCTTCGGCGGCATCGGCAGTGCCGGTCAGGCGCTCATCGGCAGCATCAATCCGGTGGCCGGGGCGCTGGTCGGCATCGCCGGCGCGGCGGCCGTTCTGTATTCGGCCTATGAGCAGGGGGCCGCCGAAGCGCAGGCCTATGAGAAGGCGCTGATCCTCTCCGGCAATGCGGCCGGGACCAGTGCCGATGCCCTGGCCAGCATGGCCCGCATCATGGACGCGGGCAACACTACCCAGCGGAATGCCGCGGCGGTACTGGCCGAAGTCGCCGGTACCGGTAAATTCGCCGAGAACCAGATCCTCGCCATTTCCCGGGCGGCGGTCGCCATGGAGCAGGCTACCGGCAAAGCGGTCTCGGAGACGGTCAAGGACTTCACGGCCCTCGCCGAATCGCCGGCGGAGGCCTCGGCCAAGCTCAACGAGCAGTACCACTACCTGACCGCCTCGGTCTACGAGCAGATCGCGGCCCTCGAGGAGCAGGGGAAAACCACCGAGGCCGCGAAACTGGCCACCGATGCCTATGCCTCGGCACTGCAGCAGCGCTCTACGGAGATCGAGGAGAATCTGGGCCTGCTGGAGCGCGCCTGGAGCGGCGTCGGTCGCATGGCTTCCGAGGCCTGGGACGCGATGCTCGGCATCGGCCGCAAGGACACCCTGGAACAACAGCTGGCCGCGGTCGATGGCAAGCTGAAGAACCTGGAGAAGAATCCCTATTCGAACAGCTGGTTCGGCTCGAAAACCGCCAAGGCCGAGCTGGAGCAGAAGCGCACGGAACTGCAGCTCTCGATCCAGCAGCGCGATACGGAAGTCGCCTGGCAGGCCGAGCAGGCCAAGCTGAACCAGGATGCGATCGCTGCCCAGAAGGAGATCGCGACCCTTCGCGAGCAATCGCTGAGCAAGAGCGAGAAGAAGGCCAAGGAAGTGGCCGACTACATGGAGAACCTGGACAAGATCCGGGCCGTGAACCCATCGTCTTCGCTGCTCGACCAGGCGCAGATCGATAAAGACCTGGCGGCCATCGAGGCGAAGTACAAGGAGACGGCCAAGCGGGCGAAAGAGTATCAGGACGATGCCGCCACCAAGATGCTGCAGGACCTGCGTAACCAGCAGGCGAACCTGACCAGCCAGCTGTCGACCGTCACCAAGCTCACCGAGTCCGAGCAGAAACTGGCGGAGTTCACCCAGCTGGTAGCCGACCTCAAGGGCAAGGCGATTCTCACTGCCGAGCAGAAGAGCCTGCTGGCCAACCAGGACCTGATCAAGGCCCAGCTGCAGCAGAACGCTGCGCTGGAGCAGCAGATCAAGCAGCGCGACGAACTAGCCCGTCAGGCTCAGCTGCAGTCCGCTCTCGACGAGCAGATCGCCAACCGGCAGAACGCCGTGAGCATCGGTGTGGCCGGTATCGGCATGGGCGACCGTGCGCGTCAGGACATGGAGCAGATCAACGCCATCCAGCAGAGCTATGCGCGGCAGATCACCGCTCTGGCATCTGCCCAGGGCACGCCGAACGGCCTGTCGGAGGAAGCCTACGCGGCCCAGGTGGCAGCGCTGAAGCGCGCTCAGGATCAGGAGATCGCCATCTATCAGGACGGCGCCCAGCAGAAGCTGGCCGCCGAGCAGGACTGGACCAAGGGCGCGACCCGGGCCATCGAGAACTACCGCGACGGCGCGCAGAACATCGCCGGCCAGATGGACAGCCTGTTCACCAACGCCTTCAGCAGCATGGAGGATGCCGTCGCCCGGTTCGCGACCACCGGCAAGCTGTCCTTCAGCGATTTCGCCAAGTCCATTCTGGCCGACATGGCGCGGATCGAGGCCCGCAGGGCGGCGTCCTCGTTGCTGTCGGGGATCGGCAGCCTGGCTGTCTCGGCGGTGGGCAGTCTTTTCGGTGGCGGCGGCGGATATTCCGGCGGAGCAGCCGCCGGATCGCTCGCCGGCAGCAGCTACAGCTTCAATCCGGCGCTCGATGTATCGGGGCTTGCGTTCAATGCCAAGGGCGGGGTTTACGACTCGCCTTCGCTCTCGGCGTACTCGGGAGGGGTTTATGACTCTCCCCAGCTGTTCGCCTTTGCCAAGGGCGCTGGCGTGTTCGGCGAGGCCGGGCCAGAAGCCATCATGCCCCTGACCCGCGGGCCGGATGGGTCGCTGGGCGTACGGGCCGTGGGCGGCGGTGGAGGTGGGGCGACCAGCCTCGTCATCCATGCGCCGGTCAGCGTCCAGGCCCAGCCCGGTATGAGCAGCCAGGATGCAGCCCGGCAGGGCGCCCAGATCGGGCAGGCAATGACGGCTGAGATACGCCGCCAGATCGGCACCGAATTGCGCCAGGGCGGGCTGATCTGGCGTGCCATGAACGGGAGGGGGTGATGCCAATCGAGACCTTCATCTGGGACCCGAGCATCGATGCGACCGGCGACATCAGCCACCGCGTGCGCAAAGCGCAATTCGGCGATGGCTATGTCCAGGTAGTCGGTGACGGAGTCAACAGCAAGTCGCAGAGCTGGCCGCTGGCCTTTACCGGTACCGGCGAAGAGGTGATCCCGATCCGGGATTTTCTCGACCAGCACGCCGGCAGCAAGGCGTTCCTCTGGTCGCCGCCGCTGGAGGGTGCCCAGCTGTATCGGTGCGCTACCTATCAGCTGGTTCCTCTCGGCGGCGATCTGTACACCCTCAACGCCACCTTCGAACAGGCATTCCATCCATGATTACTGCTGACGTCCAGCTGCTCGAACCTGGCAGCGAAATCCGCCTGCTTACCGTTGACTGCACGTCCTTCGGCGGCGATATCCTGCGCTTCCATGGCCACAA